CAGCGGATGGAGGTCAACTACATCCCGACCAAGACGAGCTGGCTCGCCAACATGCTGTTCTCGGCCGGTTCCATCGAGATCGACGCCGGTGGCGTGGTCGAGATCACCTGCGACGAGGACGGCGCATAAGCGCCACCAGGGGGCGGGCCTAGCGCTCGCCCTCTCCTGAAACTTTACCTGGAGAAGCAACATGGCTTTCAACCTGCAAGGACTGGAGAACCACAGTGGCTCCGGCGGTGGCATCAAGATTTTCAGCTACAACGCCGGTTCCGACGCGAAAGCGGCCGTCAAGGGCGCGGGATACTTCAACACCGCAGCCGACATTCTGAGTGTTGGCGACCGCATCCTGATCCACGCCTCGGACGCCGATTTCGACGCTCATGTGTCGGCAATCAGCGCCGGTGTCGTGACCATCGCGGCAATCGACGCCTTCGCCTAATCCGCTGGGGTGTGGATGCGAGGGGCGGGCCGGGGCTGTCATGGCCCTGGCCCTTTTTCTTAGGGGGCTGACATGACGGACAGCAGAGTGGACGTGGCATCGCAAGCGCTGGCTCGCCTGGGCGAACCGGCGATTTCGTCGTTTGAGGAGGACAGCGACACGGCCGAGAAGGTCAATCAGCTCTATGAGCCGACGATCCTCCAGCTCTTGAGCTCCTACGACTGGAGCTTTGCCACACGGCGCAAGGTGCTGGCCGAGGACGCGGCGGGCCTGCCGCTGAACGAGTGGAAGCGCGCCTTCCTTCTGCCGACCCTGCGCACGGATCGCGTCGGCAAGCCTCTGTCCGTGTTCAACTCGACGCAAACCCGCGCGCCGCAGGTGTTCTTCTACGAGATACAGGAGCGGTGGCTGTTCGCGGACTATGACCAGGTGGTGATCGAATACATCTGGCGCGTGCCGGAAAGCCAATGGCCGGGCTACTTCCACACGCTCGCAATCGAGGCCATTGCCGCGACCCTGGCGCTGCCCGTCACCGAGAACGCCAGCAAGGAACAGCTCCACCGGCAGATCGCCTATGGCAACCCGAGCGAGTTCGGGCGGGGCGGCTTGCTTCGCACCGCGACCGAGGCCGACGCCACCGGCGACCCGACACGCTCGCTCCTGGACGATCACGATCCGATCTGGGGCGCGCGCTTCGGAGGATATCGGTAATGCCGACGAGCCGACACATTCAGACCAGCCTTTCGGCCGGGGAGTTCGACCCGCTCCTTTGGAGCCGCGAGGACGTGTCGTTCTTCTACAACTCGGCCAGGATCATCGAGAACGCCGTGCCTCTGCCCCAGGGCGGGGCCAAGCGCCGCGAGGGGTGGCGGTATCGAGCGCTCCAGCGCGGCCCGATCTCGGAGATTAGCCTGGGCGGCGCAACTGTCACCGGCACCAACGGCGGCACCACCGGCAACCTCACCGACGGCGACGAGACGACGCTTTTCCAGACCGGATCGAGCAAGACGATCAGCGGCATCTCGAACGCCAACCCGGCAGTGGTGACGGCCACCGGGCACGGCTACTCGACCGGCGACCGCGTGCGGATCGACGGGGTGGAGGGCATGGGCGTGCCAAGCGGTGTGACCGCCTCGATCACCAACGCGACCCAGGCAAACCCTTGCGTTATCACGGCGGCAGGGCATGGGTTCTCGACTGGCGACACCATCGAGATCACCGGCATCTCGGGCATGACCGAGCTGAACAACGGCACCTACACGATCACGGTGCTGACCAGCGACACGTTTTCCCTGGACGGCACCAACAGCACCGGCTTCACGGCATACTCGACCGGCGGCACGGCCGAGCAAATCCTGGCAACCTCGATCAACGGCCACCAGGGCGCGATCACGGTGCTGACGGCCGACACCTTCGAGCTGGATGGCTTCGACAGCTCGGCGCTTGGGGCTTACAGTTCGGGCGGCACGGCCGTGAAGGGCATCGGCACAGCGACCGCATACGAGGTGCTGCGCGTCGATCTCGGATCAGCACAGGCGGTTTCCTTGGTGGATGCGCGCGATCTGCGCGTGGTGGAGTTCCCGGCCGGTGTCACGTCGGCCGATCTGACCTTGCAGCGCAGCTCCGACGGATCAACCTGGACAGATGCAGACACCTTTGCCGTGGGCAACGTGGCCTATGACCGGCGGTTCGCAGCGGCTCCAGATCAGCTTCTGGGCACCGCGCGCTATTGGCGCGTGATCGTGGACAACCCGTCGGCCGTCGATCTCAAAGGCGCGACCGTCGAGCTGTCCCAGGTGGAGATGCACCTGGAGGCCGGATACAGCAGCGGCGCGACCGTCGGGCAGTTTTCCATTCACCGCCTGACCGCGACGATCCAGGACGAGTATATCCTGGTTCTGACGGCCGGGTGCTGCGACGTGTTCCGAGGCAGCGACGGCGCATGGGTGGCCTGCACCGCGATCCCGCACACCGACACCCAGGCGGCAGCGGCCAAGAGCGCGCCGAACCTGGACACGCTGATCCTCTATCAGCAGGATCAAGCGCCCTGGGTGGTGCAGCGCCTCGGTAGCGACACCGACTGGCGCTCGAACGCCCTGGCCTTCGACACCATCACCGAGTTCTCCTTCGACAGCGGCAACGTCGGCGGCGGCGAGAATGAAATCCAGTTCCTGCGCTTTGACGACATGGCGAGCGGGCACAAGCTCCTGGTAGAATACAACGGCGAGGCCAGCGACGAGATCGCCTGGACCAACACGGCATCGACCAACGCGGCCAACCTGGAGGCGGCAATCGAGGGCCTGACCGATATCACGTCGGTGACGGTGCGCGTAAACCAGGGATCGGGCGCGAACGCGGAGCTGGAGGTCGAGTTTACCGGCAAGGACGGCAAGAAGCCCTGGCCGATCCTGGTGATCGACATTCTGACCGGCGACGGCACGGTGGTGCTGTCCCGCAAGCAGTTCGGCAAGAAGGACTTTGACGCGCTCTGGAGCGCCACGCGCGGCTATCCGAGCTGCGGCACGTTCTACCAGGGCAGGCACTGGATGGGCGGCTTCAAGGCGCGGCCCGACGTTCTGGTGGGGAGCCGGGCCGGTGCGCTGTTCGACTTCAAAGAGGACGCGGACCCGGTGGCGGCATCGCCTATCGTGGTCGCGCCCAACATTGACGATCAGGTGACGATCCAGAACATCTATCCAGGGCGACACCTCCAGATATTCACCAGCTCGGCCGAGCTTTATGTGCCTGACGAGCCGATCACCATCGACAACATCGCGCTCAAGGTGACGAGCCGCCACGGATCGAGCCCACAGGTCAAGCCGGTGGACGTGCAGGGCGGCACCATGTTTGTGGATCGCAACGGCCGGGCGCTGCGCGAATACCTGTTCACCGACACCGAGCAAAGCTACTCGGCCGAGCCGGTGTCGCTCCTGGCCGGGCATCTCATGTCGTCGCCTCGATCCCTGGTGCTGCGCCGTGCGCGCGACGTGGACGAACCGACGCTTCTCCTGGCTGCGAATACCGGCATCGACCGGAGCGGCAACGAGGTGCCAGCGGCCATGATCGTGATCGACCGCGCCCAGCAGGTGACGGGGTTTTTCCGCGTCAAGACCCAGGGCAAGCCGCTGGAGTTCGCCACAACGCAGGGCGGTGATGCGTTCGCGGTGGTCGAGCGCGATCTGGCCGGGGCGAAGTGGCACTTCCTGGAACAATTCGATGATGCGTCCATGTCGGATTGCAGCGTCTCGATCTCGGGCTCCGGCTCGACCATCGACGTGTCGGCCTATCCTTGGCTGGATGGGCAGGAGGTCGAGGTGCATGGCGACGGCTTGCCGCTCGGGGCCTTCACGGTTGCCTCGGGCTCCATCGACCTGGGCAACGCCAGCTTTGCCAGCTCGGCCGAGGTGGGCTTGCGCCAGGTGCCGCGCATTGTGCTGCATCCCTACAAGGGCAAGGGCGACCTCTCCCCGACCATGCAGAACATGCGCGTGTTCCGTGCCCTGATCCAGCTCGAACGCACCGGCGCGGTGGCGATCACCGGGCACGACGGGGGCAGGCCGCGCCAGGTGTCGCTCCAGAATTACGACAGCGGGTTGATGGACCCGACGCTGGAGGAGGTGCTATTCACCGGCCCGAAGCGGATAGGCGGGCTTGGCCGCTGGCAGAAGGAGCCGACGGTGGAGATCACGCAGATCGAGCCTATGCCGTTCCTGATGCGGTCGATAACCTACGACGTGAGATTTTAGGAGGCGGGCATGGCAACAGTTTTCATGGCAATCGGGACGGCCGTATCCAGCGCCGCCGCTTCCGTCGGGACGCTCTTTGCAGGAGCTGGTGCAGCAGGGGCCGGGGCAGGTGCTGCGGCGGGCGCTGGGGCCGCTGCGGCGGGCTCCGGTGTCGTCACGCTGTCCCAGGTGTTGAGCGCCGGGTCGGCCCTGGCGGCAATCGGGCAGGGCGTGGCCGCGAGCCGGGCCGCGAAGGATCAGGCGGCGTTCGCCAGGGTGCAGGGGCTCCAGGAGCAAGCCCAGGGCGCGGCGCAATCGCGTGACCTGGCGCGGGAATATGCCGAGCTGACCGGCGAGCAAAAGGTGATCCAGCTCGCCAACGGCCTCGATATCGGGATCGGCACGCCGGTGAACGTGGCCGAAAGCACCAAGCGCTTGGCCGAGCGGAACCTGGACGTGACCAGGAGCAACGCGGACAACCGCGCCGCAATGTCCCGCCTTCGGGCGCGGGGCCTCATGTCCGAGGCGCGATCCTCGATGCTGGCGGGCTTCGGCCGTGCGGCACAGATCGGCGTCGATGCGTATCAACTGACGGGGTAAACCATGCCTTCAATTCGCCGCTACGGCCCTGCCCTTGTCACTCCCCAGGTTTCGCCTCGCGCGGAGCTTGGCCGTGGGCGCGAGCAGACCTTCGCCGCCTTCCAGGATATCCTTGGATCGGCCAATAGCTTCATCCGCCCGGCCGTCGAGCAGGTGCAGACCGCACGCGGCGAGCAAGAGGCTTTAGCCGCGGTTGACGAGCGCGGCCCACAGTGGGGCCTGCGGCAGCTCCAGGGGCGCGGCACGTCGGTGACGATGGGCGCGCAGGGGGATGGGCTCCAGCCTGGCCCTACGCGCGTCAGGGCGGCTATCGCGCGCGCTGGCGAGGCGCACGGCGTCGATCCCGGCGTCTTGTCCGTGATTGCCAGCCTCGAAAGCAGCTTCGACCCGAACGCCCAGAACCCCAGCAGCTCGGCCGGTGGCCTGTTCCAGTTCATCGACGGCACGGCCGCGCAATACGGGCTCGAAAACCGCTTTGACGTGGACCAGGCGGCGGATGCGGGCGCGCGCTTCACGCGGGACAATATGTCAACGCTTGCCACGGCGCTGGGCAGACAGCCGACCGTGGGCGAGATTTACCTGGCGCACCAGCAGGGCGCGCAAGGCGCGATCAACCTCCTGACGGCACCAGCTCCCATGCTGGCCTCGGCCGTTGTCGGGCGCGAGGCGGTGCGGCTGAATGGCGGCAACCCCGACACCATGACGGCGCGAGACTTTGCGGCGCTTTGGATCGACAAGGCGAATGAGCGCGCGGGGCGCGAGGGCATCACCGTGACCGTGCCAGGCACGCCGGAGTATGAGCTGGAGACGCTGAACAGCTCGACCTTCGAGCCTCGTATGCCGTTCACGGTTCGGGACGCAGCGTTCAACCGGGCGGCGGATCGCGTGATTACAGCTCGGGCGCAATCGGCGCTTGAGGAGGGGATGCGCGCGGCGATGCAGCGGGCCGATGGCGATATCGGCAAGCTGCGCGAGGAGATGGAAAGCGTGCGGGCGCAAGTCATGTCCGAGCTTCCCCAGGAAATGCCTGGCCTGGCAACGGAGCTGCAAGCGCAGTTCGACCGAGGCAGGATCGCAGCCGAGCGCCAGGCAATCGAGCTTTCCCAGCGCCGTGTCATGGCACGCCAGGAGGAAGCCCTGGGGCAGATCGTCACCACGACGCGCTCCGAGGCCGAGCGCCTGGCGCTGACCGGCGCAACAGCGGCCGAGCTGGCGGATCACATGGCCCAGGCTACGGACACCTTGGCGCAGTTCGGGCCGCGCGAAGGCTTCGAGATCGCCGGGCGCGTCTATCCGGCAGACCCGACACGCGCAGGCACCATGTCGGCCGACGCTATCGCCTCGAACATGGCCGAGATCACGATGGGCGCGCGGCGCATGATGATCGAGGCAGACTTCATGCGCTCGGCCGCGCCTGGTCAGTATGTGGACGAGTTCCGGCGGCAGGTGTTCTCCGGCAATTCTCCCCTACCTGCGGGCGAAAGCCTGGAGATGCTGCGCTCGATGGAAAGCCGGGCACGCTCGGCCGAAAGCGCGCGCCGGACTGCGGCGGAGGCCGAGCGGCGGCGTCTCGAACAGGGGATGCGCGACACGATCAACGCCTATGTGTCGATGGGCGAGGCGGGCGTGCCGGTGGCGATCCCGCAAGAGGAGCGCGCGCGCATCCTGGCGGCTCTTTCCCCGTTCCCCGATCTCCAGCGCGAGGCGCAGATGGAGTTCCAGGTGGCCGACGCCCAGGTGGCAACGCACGGCATGACGGGCGACCAGCTTATGAGCTACGTCGAGCGCATCCGTGGCGACATGGCCGACGCAGCCGAACGCGGCGAGCTGGACCTGGGCGGCGCGGCTATCATCGAAAGCCTCCAGGACCGGATCAAGCAGGTGCAGGACGCGGTGACGGCCGAGACGATTGGCCTGCCGCTGATCGAGCAACTGGCGCTCAACGGCGGCACGGCCGACGAAGTGGATTATGATGGGCTGCGCGCCCAGGCTGCGGGCAACGAGGAGGTGCTGGCCGCGATCAACGAGGTCGAGGCTTTCCACCGCGACGTTGAAAGCCTGCAAGGCATGAGCGCCGCCCAGCGTGAGGTGGTGCTGGAGGATGCACGCGGCGCGCTCACTGTTCTGGCTGCGCAGGGGCAGCGCTACGGGGCCGAGGCCCTGACAACCCAGCGCGTGATCGAGCGATTGAGCGAGTGGTCCGATCACCGGCGCGGCATGGCTGCGGATGATCCGGCGCGCTTCGCCCGTTCGGTCGGCGTCGAGCTGCCGAGCTTCGAGGGGGCCGAAACGATGGACCAGGTGGGTGCGGTCATTGCCGAGCGCGTCAACCTCCTGGCACCGCACACGCGGCCGGAGGGTGTGGATCATCCGGTGCCGCTGACCCAGGCCGAGCTGGACCAGATTTCCGAGGTGTTTCAGAACAGCTCGCGCGGGCAGCGGGCAGCGTTCGTTGGCGCGGTGGCCGAGATGGGCGAGGATCAGGCGATGGCGGTGTTCTCCAGGATCGGGCAAGCCGAGCCGGTGATCTACGCGGCCGGGGCGGTCTACTCGATGGGCAATCAGCAGGCGGCGGGCGTGATCCTGCGCGGTGCCGTGGACACGCGCCTGGATGGCGGCAGCTCCACCGACCTGGCAACGGCGCGCGAGGTGGCCCTGGGGCCGCTCCTGGAGGCCGACATGATCGCGCCCGAGGGCATCCGCGACCTGGACACCACGGCGCTGGCCTACGCGCGCGGCCTCGCGCTGGCAGAGGGTGGCCGAGCTATCGAGGCAAGCGACCTAGAGACGGGCTACCAGATCGCCCTGGGGCAGCAGGCAGACGGCACCGGCGGCATGGCCGAAACCCGGTATGGCACCACGCTCCTGCCGCCTTCCTGGGATCGTCGCCGCGTCAACCGGGCAATCGGTGGGCTGACCGACGAGACGCTGACGCAGCTCGCGCGCGGCATGGTGGTGGATCGGTTCGGACGGCCGTTTTCGGCGCGCGAGCTGGAGCGCTCCATCGAAGGGCTGCGGCCGTCGCCTGACGATCCGCACATCCTGGTTCCGGTCGATGCTGACGGCAACGTGTTCCTGACCGACAACGGCGACCAGCGCGGCATCCTGACCTTTGATCTGCGGGAGTTCGAGTGATGGCAAGACTGGTTCAGCTTCAGCCAATTGATCCTGGCGCAACGGCAGGGCCGAGAGCGACGTTTGGTGAAGCCGCTGGCGCAATGTTCGAGCGCGAGCAAATGGTCGGAGAGCTTGGTTCCAGGAACCGATTTCTGAATGAGGTCTACGATCCGTTCATTGGCTACTTCAACAGCACTATCCGACCAATGGCACCAGACTTGTTTTCCTACGGTGTCGAGAACAGCGCTCGCGCTCCTAACAACTCGCCTATTTCGTTGGAGACGTTCCAGGCAATTCAAGATCAAGGATTTCATCCAGACGAGGAAACCCTGACGCGGTTTATAGGGGAGTTGGAGGCGGCTGGCGTTGCCTATCCTGCCGAGATTGCGCCGTCTGCCTTTTTTGATCGCCGTGAACAAATGGAGCAGGAGCTTTTAGGTCGCGTCGAGCGCGAGGATGAAATCCTGAGACGGAGCCGGGGCGCATCTGGCCTCGCCGGGCAGCTTGTCGGGGGCTTTGGCGCGGGCTTCGACAACATCGAAAGCATTGTGACCCTGCCCGTCGGGGCGGCATCGCGGGCTGGCATCCTGGCAACAGCGCTGATCGAGGGCGGGATCAACGCGGCAACCGAGGCCGCGACGACGCCAACCCGCAACCGCTTCCTGCGCGACCTCGGGCTTCCCGAGGAAAGCATCTTGGAAAACGCGGCCTTCGGTTTTGCGGTCGGCGGCACGCTCGGCGGCGGGCTGCGCTCGATCACCAGGCTGGGCGAGGTGGTGCGAGATCGGCGCGCGTCTTTGATCGAGGTGGCAGATGCCTCGGGCGATGCGGAGCTGCAAACTTTGGCACAGGCTGTCAGGCGCGACGTGGAGGACGAGGAGGCCGGTGCGAGCGATGGCGACCCCACAGGGCTGCGCGAACACCAGGAGCGCGCCCAGACGGCCGCACAGGCGGCGCACGAGGGTGGCGTGCCCGACATGCCCGACCGGCCGACCTTCGCCACGCCGCGCGCCTCGATCCTGAATGGCGAGATCGAGGAGGTGGACCCGCGCGATCTCCTGGTGCAAGCCGACGTGTTTCAGTTCAAGAGCGAGATCGTGGGCGAAGGCGGCGTGACGCCCAAGCTCCTCAACGTGACAGAGTGGCGACCCGAGCGCGCGGGGATCACGCTGGTCTATGAATACGCCGACGGATCGCGGGCAGTGGCCGATGGGCACCAGCGCACGGCGCTTGCCCGGCGGATCATGGAACAGACCGGAGACGAGATCAGGCTGGCCGCGCGCGTGTTCCGCGAGATCGACGGCTTTACGGCCGAGGACGTGCGGGTGCTGGCGGCACTCAAGAACATCTCCGAGGCAGCGGATGGCATGACGGCCGCGATGGCGCGCGATGCTGCCCGCGTGCTGCGCGTTCGGCCCGACGCGATCTCCGAGCTTCCGGCCGGTCCTGGCATCGCCCGAGCGCAATCGCTGGCGCGGCTGTCCGACGAGGCGTTCGATATGTTCATCAACCAAGTGGTGCCCGAGCGCTTCGCGGAGCTTGTGGGCAGGATGGTGGACAATCCCGAGATGCACGCGGCCATGATGCAGCTCTTGCGGCGCACCGGACCCGAGACGACGGCCCAGGCCGAAAGCATATTGAGCCAGGCGCTACAGGCTCCGGTGTCGCGCGAGATCACGGCCGACCTTTTCGGGGAACAAGAGGTTGTGGAAAGTCTCTACCTGGAGCGGGCCAAGGTGCTGGAGCGGGCCATGCGGATCATGCGCGATGATCGCAGCGTGTTCCGCACCCTGGACGAGCGCGCGGATCGCATCCAGGGAACCGGCGGGAACCGCCTGGACACAGCGACGAACAAGCAGACCAGGCAGAATGTGGAGCAAGCCCTGGCGGCGGTGCAGCGCCTGGCGCACCGGGCCGGGCCAATATCGGAGGCGTTGAACGATGGCGCGAAAGGCTACAAAGAAAACGGCCGGCTCAAAGACGCCGCCCAGCGAGTTGCAGATGCTGTCCGACAAGAGGTTGAGCGAAATGGCCTCTCTGGGGCAGGAGCTGGCGCTTCTGGACGCAATGCAGAACCTGCGCGTGCGAGCGCAGCGGCACCTGATCCCGTCCTCGAAGGCTTCTCGGACCCGGTAAACGGGGCGGGCGTGCGTGCCCAGATCGCAAACACCAGGATCGAGCCAGCGGCCGAGCCGAGGATTGAGCGCCTGCCCGACATGGACACGGCCGAGGCGGCGCAGCTCGAAGCCGGATTGAAAGCAGCCCAGGCGATCCGCGACGTGGATGATCTGATGGAGCGCGGCGCGCGCAACCATGTGGAGCTGACGCGCGAGATCGAGATGGCGGCGCGGGATGCTGGCGTGACGGCCAGGGCGGCACCGCTCAAGGGGCGCGAGCGCACCGAGCAAAAGGTGCGGGACAAGTATGCGGGCGACGTGAACCGCGTCACCGACGTGGCGCGCGGTGGTGTCGATGCCCCGACGCCGGAAGCGGCCGAGGAGTTCGTGACGATCCTGGCGCGCCGGTATCGGGTTCTCGATGAAGGCTGGAACGTGGTCGAGGGGGGATACTTCGACCGCAAGCTGACGGTGGTTTTCGATGATGGGCAGCTCGGGGAAGTTCAGCTCTGGGTGCCGGGCATGTTCGAGGTCAAGGAAGCTCGGGGGCACAAGCTCTACGAGGTCTACCGCGATCTGTCACGGCCAGAGAATGAGCGGATGCAGGCGCTGGCCGACATGGAAGCGCTCTATGCGGGTGTGATGGACAAGCTGCCGCCGCAATGGCGCTCGATCTTGGGTCAGGAAACGCCTGGCATGGAAGCGCCCAGCCGGGCCACGACGGAGACGAACACCTCCTCGGACACCTCGGGCGATCCTTCATCGGAAAGAACCTCGGCCGGGGATACGTCCGACCAGGTGCCGTCGGAGCCAAGCAGCAGCATGGAGCCTGGTTCCGGCTCCAGCGCAGGGATGGAGCGGTCAACTAGAAAAAATCTCATGGGGGATACCTCCTCTCCTGATGTAAGCAACAATGGTCGGACTGTCAACACGGAGCGGACAAGCGCCGGTGAGCAGAGCCTGTTCGACGGGATTGAGCCTATCACGGAACGCACCAGGCTTGACCAGCGCGCATCGCAGCCGCTCGGCCGGGGTGGCGGCGCTGCCGATGATACCGAGATCGGCGGGCTGTTCGATCCGAACGATCCTAGTCGGTTCGACCTGTTCGACGCGGTGCCGGTGGCGCGTGGGTTCGATGATGAAGGCAACGAGATTGCCGTGGTGAAGTCTCGCGCCGATCTTGCGGCCGAGTTGGATGCTGACGACGAGGCGGTGGCCGTCCTCGATCTCTGCGTGAAAGGGTAAGACATGAGCCTTCGAGACTGTATCAATCGCGCGGTGGCCGGTGGCGAGATGGACCGCGAGCGCGCCCAGCGCGTGCTTCGGGAATACGACAACGCCTTCCGCGAGTTTCAGCGCAGCATGGGCTACACCCAGGCCGAGATCGAGGCCGCGCGCGCCGTCGCCGGTAAGGCTCGGGCCGAGGCTGCGGAAAAGCGCCGGGTGATGCAGCTCCAGGCGGCGGCAAGCCAGCGCCAGATCGAGCGCATCCAGCGGCACCGGAATATCCGTGGCGAGCTGGACCCTGGGCAATACCTGCAAGACCTGGTGTCAAACACGCGCGGCGCGGCAGGCTCGACCCTGGCGGGCAAGTATGAGGCGGTGCGGCGCAGCTTCCGGCGCGACATGACGCAGGCGGTGCAGGCGTTCCGTGCGAACCTGGTCGGCAATCGGCGCAAGCCCGAGATGCTGCGCAAGGTGGTGCGCGAGGTGTTTGGCGAGGACAGCGGAGACGCAGGCGCGCGCGCGATCGCACAATCATGGGCCGGGGTGGCAGAGAAAGCGCGGCTCCGGTTCAATGCGGCTGGCGGGCATGTGGGCAAGCGGGCGGATTGGGGGCTTCCGCAGGCACACGATGCGGCCAAGGTGCGTAAGGCGAGCTATCAGGAGTGGCGCGATTTCATCATGCCGCGCCTCGATCTCGACGCGATGGGCCGGGACTTCAACAACGGTCTGGCCTTCACGCCGGAAACGCTGGAGGTGCTGATGAAGGACGCCTACGAGGCGATCCGCACCGACGGCTATTCGCGCCGCTCGCCTGCCGCGCGCTATGGCTCGGCCATGTATAACCGGCGCGCCGATCATCGGTTCTTCAAGTTCCGCTCGGCCGACGACTGGATGGGATATTCCGAGCGCTTCGGCAGCGGGCAGGATGCGTTCCGCGTGATGATGGGCCACCTCGACAACATGGCGATGGATATCTCGATGATGGAGGAGATGGGGCCAAACCCATTCCACACCTTCCGGTATCTGTCCGACGCAGCGCAGCAGCTCGCCAGCCGCTCGGCCGAGCCCGACGCGCTGGACAAGGCTCGGCGCAAGTCGAAGGTGGCCGACGATATGCTGGACCTGTTCACCGGCCGCTCCAACATGCCCCAGAACGCAGGCTTTGCGCGCGGGGCCTCTGCCCTTCGGAATTACCTGACGAGCGCGCACCTGGGCTCTGCGGTGATCTCCAGCGTCACGGACTTCAACACCCAGCGGATCGCTGCCGGGTTTGTCGGCATGTCCAAGCTCGGGTTCATGCGCCAGCTCGGACGGCTTGCCACCTCGCGCGACATGCGCGCCCAGGCAAACGAGGCCGGGCTGATCTTCGAGAACGCGGTCGATATCGGCAACGCGGTGGCGCGCTACGAGATGGAGGAGATGCACGTCGAGGCGGCGGCGCGCATGGCTGACTTCACGATCCGCGCCTCGGGCCTGGGTTGGCTGACGGAGGTGCAGCGACAATCTTTCGGGCTGGAGTTCATGTCCCAGGCGTCGAAGTGGAAGGCGGGCTCTTGGGGCGATCTTCCGGCGCGCACGCAGCGCATGTTCAAGAGCTACGGGATCGGGGAGAACGACTGGCCGGTGATACAGCGGGCGCGGCTGCACCAGACTGACAACGGGCTCCAGCTCCTGCGCGCCCAGGAGATCGAGGAGGCGGGCGATGCGAGCGTGGCGGATCGCTACATGGAGGCGATCACCAGCCTGACCGAGTTTGCGGTGCCCAGCACCAACATTTTCGGCAAGGCAATGGTTCTCGGCCGCACGCAGCCTGGCTCAATCTCGGGCGAGTTCCTGCGCTTCGGGCTACAGTTCAAGAGCTTTCCCGTCACGATGCTGGTAACGCAGTTCGGCCGGATCATGGCAGAAGCCTACCAGGGACGGCCGGGATCGGCTCTGTCCTACGCGGCCGGGCTCCTGGTCGGCAACACGATCTTGGGCGCGCTGGCGATCCAGATGAAGGAGACGGCCAAGGGGCGCGATCCGCGCGACATGGGCAGCGCCGAGTTCTGGACGGCCGCGATTGCCCAGGGCGGCGGCGCTGGCATCTTCGGGGATTTCTTCTTCTCTGACGTGAACCGCTTTGGAGGCGGGATCGCGGAAACGCTGGCCGGTCCAGGCGTGGGTTTCCTGGATGATATGCTGCGCTTCACGGTCGGCAATGCGCGCGAGCTGGCGCTTGGCGAGGAGACGCGCGCCGGGCGCGAGTTTGTGCAGCTCTTGCGCAATTACACGCCTGGCGGATCGCTTTGGTATCTGCGCCTGGCCTACGAGCGCGAGGTGCTGGATCAGCTCCAGCAGGTTCTCGATCCAGATGCAGCGCAGTCGTTCCGTCGCCGCGTTCAGAGCGCGCGCGAGTATGATACTCAATTCTTCGCGCCGCCCGGTTCCTCTGTTATACAGGGGCGAGGCTCGGTTCGGGCACCAGATGTAGCAAACGCTTTCGGAGGGTAACAGATGGCGGTTTCAGAAAACGATCTTGTCGTGGGGCCGCTCACTCCGGCAGCAGGCGTCACCACGATCTCGCTCGACTTCTATTTTGAGCAAGCGTCCTGGCTGGAGGTTTACAAGGCGGGGTCGGAAACGCCGCTGGTGCTTAATACCGATTACACGGTTGCAGGTGCGGGTTCTAGCTCTGGCGTTGTCACGCTGACCACGGCGGCAAACGGCACCGACGCCTATTCGATTTATCTGGCCGTCCCGCTCCAGCGCAGCTCCGACATGCAGCTTCGCGGGGAGTTCAAAAGCGAGCCATTCAACATTGAGATGGACAGGATTTGGCAGTCGTTGCAGCGCCAAGACACCCTTCTTTCTCGCACGGCGCGGCTGCGCATGACTGCAACATATCCAGCGCCGCTTCTTCCGGTTGATCCTGAAACGGGAAAGGCTTTGGTTTGGGGCGCTGACGGAAACCTTATCAACGCGGCGCTGGACACCGGGGATATCGCTGTCGATGTGGCTGCGGCAGCGGCAGCGCGAGCTGGTGCAGAAACAGCCCAGAGCGCAGCGGAGACGGCGCAAGGGCTTGCCGAGGACGCACAGACAGGGGCGGAAACCGCGCAGGGGCTTGCTGAAACGGCGCAGGCCGGGGCCGAGACAGCCGAGACGAACGCGGAGGCTGCGCAAGCAGCGGCAGAGGCCGCGCGGGACGCCGCCTTTGTGAACGCCGACGTTTATGCTGACATTGCCACGGGCCGCGCTGCGGTGGCCGATGGCGAGCAGTTCATGGTGGTGTCTGCCGATGGGCTGGAGATCATTCGTTACGAGCGCACCAGCTCCACAACACAGGACGAGGTAGCGAGGTATCCGTCGAAATCCTTTACTGACAGTCTGTCTTTCTTCCCGAACCGCACCGGATGGTCGGCGGTGGAAATCGCAGCGCTGCCGCGCATCGAAAGTCTTGTGCTGTTCGGCGCGGACCAGACGAAGCATTACGGCGTCAAGTATCTGTTCTGGAAAGACGTCGGCACCCGCTTCAACTTGACGATTTACGAGGCGGACGACGACAGCGGGACCAGCGCGGCAGATGCGGCGACCTATTTGGTCGCATCGGGGGCCGATGTTTGGACCGGACGCAGAGAGATATCTTTGGTGCAGACGGGCGGTTCTGGCATCACGGGCACCGCTGTGATTGACTTTACCGACACCGCCGCGATGGCGGTCAATGCCGCACCTAGCACGGCGGCGACATATCAACGCCGCGAATTGGCGAACGTCAGCGTTGGCAGCACGGCGCGCACGGCAGACATTGGAGCGCAGGCAGAGGCGCAAATCCCAATTCGCAAATCCGGCAGCACAAACCTGTTCATGGTTGGCGGCAACGGCACGCTGACAGGCGCGCGCAATACCGGCCTTGGTTATCTGGCGGCGGATGCGCTCACGGACGGAAACGACAACACGGCATTCGGCTACAATGCCCTTAGCGGGGTGACGGGGGGTGACTACAATACCGGCGTCGGTTCCGGTGTTATGCCCGCAGCCACAGGTGACGGAAACGCAGCGGTGGGATACGCCGCTCTGCCGTTACTTACTACGGCCACGCAAAACGCGGCTATTGGCTTTCAGGCCGGATATGGCCTCACGTCCGGTGGCTACAATGTGGCGCTTGGTTCGAGGGCGCTGTTCTCGTCAACGACCGCGCTCTTCAATGTCGCTATCGGATACAATGCCCTTTTCGCCAACACGGCCACCGGGAATGTTGGCATCGGTGAAAGCGCCGCATTTGGCGTCACGAGCGCAGCAAACCTCACTGCCGTTGGGCGGCGCGCTGCCTATACCAAGACGACCGGCAACGATTGTTCGTTCTTTGGCCACCAAGCCGGTTTTTCTGGGCTTGCTGGCGAAGTGAACACTGGCGAGGGCAACACGCAGATCGGGGCTTACTCTGGCGGGCACAATACCACTGGCGCATACAATACGGGCGTAGGTCGCGCGTCTCTCTGGTATGGCTCAGCTGGGTCCAACAACTTTGGCGGCGGCTTCCGCGCGGGATATGGCAACACCGTCGGCAACGATAACGTGTCGCTTGGCTTCTATTCGCGGCACAACCTGAACACCGGATCAAAGCACACCTTCCTCGGCGCGCGGACAGATGGCTACATCCCCGCGCTTGGGAGTATGGCGGGTGCAGCGGTGGCCGGTTCTGGGCTTGAGATAGGCGTCTATGGCTACCGTGTCGCCTTCGTCATTGACGGCGTGGAAACGGCAGTCAGCGAGCCTATGCCTGCCGTCACAACGACGAGCGGGAACCAACAGATCGATCTGACAGGCATCCCGACTTACTCGGGACCGCGAACCTGTTCTGCGCGGAAAATATACCGCACCAAGGTTGGTGGTGAGAACCTGCTCTACCTGACCGGAACACTGGCAGACAACACCACGACCACGCTTTCCGACACGACTGCGGATGCCTCGCTTTCCACGATACCCGTAGCGTTCGATGGATCCATTGCGCTGGGGTATGGGGCGACTGTATTTGACGAAAAGCAATTTGTTGTTGGTTCCGAATTGGCTCGGATAACGGAAGTTATCATCGGCGGCGGCATTGATGATCCAGTGCCGGAAGCGGTTACAGTTGGCAGCAGCAACGCCAGCGGAACGAACGTCGACGGCGCTGACTTGCGGCTACGTCCCGGCACCAGCACAGGCAGCGGCAAGCCGGGTGATCTTATCCTGTCGGCGGCCAAGGCGGGAGCGAACGGCACGGGTCATAACGCTTCGGTTGACTGGATCACGCTGGACGGTCGTGGCTTCCTTAACATTAAGGAAACGACGAGTGCGGACGTGCCGACACCTGCGGCGGGTTCGGTTAATCTCTTTGTCGAGAGCGGCGCGCTAAAGTTCCGCGACAGCGGCGGCGTCATTTTAACCGTGGCGACGTCATAAGGAGATAAAGCATGAAGTTGGCAATCGTAGTAGGGCATAACAGTGCCAGTCAGGGCGCAGTGCGCCAAGACACCGGAGAAAGCGAGTTCGTCTGGAACGGGCGGCTCGCGCGGCGCATCGAGCGCCTGGCGGGCGACTACGGCCTCCAGGTGCGCACGTTCTTCCGCACGCCGGGGGGCGGATATTCGACCGAGATCAGGCGCGTCTATGCCGAGGTTGACGCCTGGGGCGCTGACGCGAGCGTGGAGCTGCACTTCAATGGGGCAAGCTCGGCCGAGGCGACCGGCACCGAAACCCTTTCAAGTGGCACTGCGTTGTCCCTACGCCTGGCCGAAAGCGTGCAGCGCGAGATGGTGCTGGCGCTGGGCCTTCGGGATCGCGGGATCAAGACGCGCTCCAGATCGGATCGGGGCGGCATGTCTCTGATTTCCGGCCGGGCTCCGGCGATCCTGGTCGAGCCGTTCTTTGGCAGCTCGCCGGTGGGCAACCGAGCAACCGACGAGGAGACGGAACAGGAGCGCCTGGCCGATGCAATCCTGCGCGGCACGGCCGAGGCTTTCCAGAGCTTCCCGCGCTCGACCCTGACAGGAAGCCGGACGATCCGCGCGGCC